ATACAAGAATACACGGATTATATGACCGGCAGGGAGCAAGAAATAAAGGTTGCCGAGACCACGCTCCGCAAAGAGTGGGGCAAGGCCTACGAGCAGAATATCGCTCTGGCGAAAAAAGTCCTTTCTACCTACGGCGATAAGGAAATTGCCGCACTTTTGGATGAAGGTCTTGGCAATGACCCGCGGATACTTCGCATATTTGCCAAGATAGGTTCAAAGATGGGCGAGGACGGCATAATCGGCAAGGGTGGAACATTTATGAAGACGCCGGAGGAAGCAAAGGCCGAAATAGCGAAGATTATGGGGGAGGCGCAGAGCGACCCCAAACATCCTTATGTGAACAAAGGACATCCTGAACATGCGATTATGGTTCAGAAAATGGCGGATTTAAGCGCATTGGCGTATCCGGAGAAACAGACGGAATAAGTCCTGGATAAGCCAAGCAGTTTTAGGACAATCCCTTTACGGGATCCATCTTAAAACTGTGAGTATCAAGACCCTCTTTTGGTTAGGGGACAATCATTGAGAAAACAGTTGTAGCAAAAAAGGTAATTTAACCAAAGGAGGGTAACAAAATGGCAGAAATCACCGAAGCCTTTGTGAAGCAATTCAAGGGCAATATGGAACTTCTCTCGCAGCAGAAAGGCTCCCGGCTCTTGCCTTGTGTGAGGCTTGAGACAGGAAGTTTTGGCGAGGAGGAGTATTTTGATCAATATGGTTCGGATTTAGCGAAAGTAAAGGTTGTGCGTAATTCGGACGTAGAGTATGCGGCCAACGATTACGAGAGAAGGCGCGTATCCTTCATCGATGTATATTGGGCGAAACTGGTTGACAAAGAGGATAAGCTCCGCATGCTAATAGACCCGACATCAACGTTAGCGCAAGCAGGCGCATATGCCATCGGTCGCAAGATTGATGACATGATAATCGATGCCTACTTCGGCACGGCCAAGACTGGCCACGCGGGCGGAACTGACACCACATTTACCGCTGCTCACCAGATAGCCGCTGGCGCGACAGGTTTGACCCTTGCCAAGTTATTGGCGGGCAAGGAAATCCTTGACGGCCACGATGTGGACCCGTCAGAGGAAAGGTATGTAATAGTCACCGCCAAGCAGATGACTAACTTGCTAAACACCACAGAAATCAAAAACACCGATTACAACTCGGTCAAGGCATTGGTTGAAGGCCAGATAAACACCTTCTTGGGTTTTAACTTCATCCGCACGGAAAGGTTGACCGTAGATGCCACGCCTTCGAGGAGATGTATGATGTTCTCAAAGGAAGGTATACTCTTAGCCAGGCAACAGGAGATGGGTGCTAAGATGGATGTCATACCGACCAAGCACTATGCGACCCAGGTATATGCCTCTGTGGCTTGCGGATCGACAAGGATGGACGAAACCCGTTGCGTAGAAATAAAATGCACCGAGGTCTAAATTAACCCAAAAAGGAGGAACTAAAAAATGGCTACATTTAAAGGTGTGAACAAGACAATAATCGACTCCATCACTCCTGCGACGATTCTTTGTCCTGGTCTTCAGGGCGGGAATGTCAGGGTGATGCTCGATTATTACACTGCACTTGGCACGGAAGTCGCGACCGATACGATAGAGATGTGCGATGAACTTCCTATCGGCGCGAAGATAGTAGAGGTTATCATCGAGAACAACGATGCCACAACCGTCTTGGATGTCGGCGATGCCGAGGTTAACAACAGGTATATCAACGATGCTACTGTTGCTGCAATAACGCGCATCAATGTACTCACCGGGTTGTATTACACGGTTGATATGACAACCGCCGCTACTCCTGATAACCAGATACTCTTAACCGTCAGGACGGCTACTTTAACGGCTGGATCGGTCATAGGATTAGCCGTATTCTACACGGTGGAATAAAAGAGAGGAGGAGTTATGAAAAAGTTCTATGCACTTGCGATAGCAATCGCACTCCTTTCTTTTGCTGGACTTGCCCGGGCCGCTGTGGCCGTTTCGGAGGATGGGACGTATGTCGGCGAAGCAGTTAAGCTTGACGCCGGACGCGCCCTCAATACTTCCTTCGACGGTTATGACACGGTGACCTTTCTGGCAAACGGGCATAAGGACGGGGTAACAACCAACGTATCGAGTGAATCCACTCTCACGAATGCGGCATTGGCTTATGGAGTGATGGCTTTAGAAATTGGAAAAGCTAAAACCATAGGGCTTGACGATGGTGTAAAAGGTCAGATGATTACATTGATATGCACAGTCAAAGATTTGGAAAATGCCGTAATCAGCAAGACCGCTTTCCCAGCAACAACGCATTCGACGGGATGGAGCACTATCACTTTTGATACACAATTAGATTCCATCACCCTTTTGTGGATTAGCGATACGTATGGTTGGGTAGTGATTGGAAACAATGGTTGCACGATAACCTAAAGGAGAATAAAGGGCGGGTCTAACAAACTCGCCCTTGGTTCTTATGAAAAAATTATCGCTATATGCGGCTTTGATACCGCTTATAATTTTATCTCTTACACCCCCATGGACGTTTGCATTAAGCTGTAATATAAACTCTCTCATCTGGCTGTGGGCGGTGTTCACGTCGGGATTTCTTACGTTCTTATTCTTATATCAGAAAGTTTCTGTATGGCTAAAATTATTTTTGATATGGTCTTTTATCGGATGTTTTCTATCGAGGGCGCCGTATCTTTCGTTTACGATGTTCTGGACGCTGATAGTATGCGCATATTATTATGCCCTCTGTCTAAAAATAGATGACTTCGCGCCCGTCAAGAAAACCATACAGGCGATATTCTTCTTCGTCACACTCTTAATTATAATGCAATCTTTCGGGCTGGATACCCTTCTTAACTTTAATCAGAAAGTCCCTGTGGTGTTGGGAACCATAGGGAACCGGATGATACTCTCGTCTTTTGTCTGCATCCTCGCGCCGTTCCTGATATTTACCCCCTTAAACTGGATACCTCTTATAATAATTTCTTTTATATCCCAATCAAGCGGTGCGGTATTCTCTCTCGGTGCGGGTGGGATTGTTTACGCTTGGGCGAAGTTTAAGAAACTGCGCATTGCGATTATAAGCATCATCGTTTTAGTGGCTATAATCTTTGTCTTAAAGACATCTGATTGGACGCACTTTATCGGCGCAGGAAGGTTGCCAGTATGGAAAAGGACTGCCGAACTTATTCTAAAAGAGCCGTTGGGATATGGCATAGCCACCTACAAAGTTTTATTTCCGATTTTATCGGAGGATTTGCCTTCATCTCAACCAGTCGCGGATAGTTTTTCGTGGAGATATGAAGGAACATCAGGGCGCGGTATGGCGTGGCGCAGAACGCATAATTCGTGGTTGCAGTTGCCCTTTGAGGCGGGCATACCGGGATTTATTTTATTCTTGGGCTTTATCATATCAATAGTTATAAAGGTAAAAGACCCTGTTAAGCTCTCAGGGCTTGTTATTTTAGGAGCGAATATGTGCGTTCATTTCCCCGACCGCATGGTGCAATCCGTTCTGATAATGATAATGTTTTTGGCATTTTGCGAGATAAATACAAATCAAAGAAAGGGTTTTAGCAATGCTTAAGAAAATAATTATCGCTTTTCTTATTGTCGCCTGCGCCAGTTATGTTTCAATCTATATTTATAAACATTCTATCCCAAAGGCAGGCACAATCATCAGATATGAGATTTATAAAGGTTGCAAAGTCCCGATAAAGGCAGATGGAAAAGGCGGTAAATATAGATGGATAGGCGATGTTCCGTGGGATAAATTCACCATAGAGGAGAAATGTAAAATAGCCTTTAGTCACGGCGGATGGCTAAATGAGAATGACATAGAGGAGATAAACCAAAAATATGGACCTGGCAGGAGGAGATAAATGGCTGAGTATTCTTATATTAAGGTAGGCGAACTTTTCTGGATAATACAGGACTTCTTAGGAAGCGTTGCGGGTAATACCGTCACCGTCGAGATAAGGAGGCTCTCCGATGATTACACATGGAATTTTACTACATTGACCTTT